CACATGAAATCTATTATCGCTTCCGGTCTCCTCCTCGGCATGGCACACGGTGCCGCTATTGCTGGTCCCTACGTGAACGTTGAAACCAACTCTGGTTTCGTCGGCAACGACTACACTGGTTCTGCTACCGACGTCCATGTCGGTGTGGAAGGCACCAACTGGTACGTGCAGGGAGGACCTGCTCTGCTGGCTCCTGATGGAGTTGACGGTGACGTCGAGCTGTCTGGTAAAGCAGGCGGTTCCTACCCCGTGTCTGACAAGCTGTCGGTCTACGGTGAGTTCTCTTTCCTGACTGGAGACGAAACTAACTACGGCACCAAGGTGGGTGCTAAGTATAACTTCTGATTCACAAACAGCCCGCCACTGGATGTGAGCCTTGGGCGGGCTTCATTAAAGTGCTCAAATACATACCCTTGTAAACTACAACACCGCACTTTTAATGACCGCTATTCTTTCACAGAGGCAGTCTCGTTCTACTTGGGAAGAGTTCTGCCAGTGGGTGACGTCCACTAACAACCGTCTGTACGTTGGCTGGTTTGGTATCCTTATGATCCCAACCCTGCTGGCTGCTACTATTTGTTTTGTAACTGCCTTCGTGGCAGCACCGCCTGTAGACATCGATGGAATCAGAGAACCAGTTGCAGGCTCCCTCCTCTATGGAAACAACATCATATCGGGAGCCGTCGTTCCGAGCAGCAATGCCATCGGACTACACTTCTACCCAATTTGGGAAGCTGCTACACTTGATGAATGGCTCTACAACGGGGGACCGTTCCAGCTCGTCGTGTTCCACTTCCTCATTGGTATCTATTCTTACATGGGACGAGAGTGGGAACTTAGCTATCGACTAGGTATGCGCCCTTGGATCTTCGTCGCTTACTCTGCACCTGTTGCAGCAGCGAGTGCCGTCTTTCTGGTGTATCCCTTCGGACAAGGATCTTTCTCTGATGCAATGCCACTCGGCATTTCAGGTACCTTTAATTATATGTTTGTCTTTCAGGCAGAGCATAATATCCTTATGCATCCATTCCACATGCTGGGAGTTGCTGGAGTCTTCGGTGGCTCTCTATTCTCTGCTATGCATGGTAGCCTGGTTACCTCCTCACTTATCCGTGAGACAACTGAAGAAGTAAGCCAAAACTATGGTTACAAATTCGGACAAGAGGAAGAGACTTACAACATTGTTGCCGCTCATGGTTATTTTGGTCGTCTTATCTTCCAGTACGCCAGCTTCAACAATAGTCGTAGTCTGCATTTCTTCCTGGCTGCTTGGCCTGTGGTTGGCATCTGGTTCACTGCGCTAGGTGTTAGCACTATGGCTTTCAACCTGAATGGATTTAACTTCAACCAATCCATCCAAGACCGTGAAGGTCACGTTATCAATACGTGGGCGGACATCCTGAACCGAGCTGGTCTCGGCATGGAGGTCATGCACGAACGCAACGCCCACAACTTCCCGCTTGACTTGGCTGCTGCTGAGACCACCCCTGTGGCTTTGACTGCACCAGCAATCGGCTAATCATTTTCGTACGTTCATCCTATGTTTGACATCCGAGTAGATGATGGTGGTGCACGTATTATTCGTGACGCCCTAAGAGAATACAAACGAACCTGGTCTGGTGGTCATCCACAAGAACAGATTGATATTGAGTTCTTAGAAACACAGTTTACCAAAATGGTACTCGAAGCAACATTGGACGCATGATCGCCTAAGCATGGAACGGGGCTTAGGTTTATTCCTGTACGAACTATGTCTGACCTCGAAAAGCGTTACATCATCAATGCTTACAACAAAATGCTCCGTGAGGAGAAAGAGTTGAAGCTTTGCTATCGCGGAACTGCTTACAAAAAAACTGTTCTGAACTGATCTGGTGACTCAGGGGGAGGTTCGATTCCTCCCCTCAGTTATTGGCGTTGGCCTTCTACGGAAGATACCCTTCGCCGTCATGACGGTGGGAAAAGACCACAAAAATTTTGATCGATCGAAAAGGTTACATATTTAAGTTTATTTATCCATACAAATGGCACAACAGTCTTCTACGTTGACCACTAGCCTTACACGGCCTGGTCAAGCTAACTCTGCGGGTAACGCCCGCGCCTTGTACCTTGATCTCTTCTCTGGAGAGATGTTCAAGGGCTTCGAGAATAATGCAATCGCTCGTGACCTGGTCATGCGGCGTACCCTGAAGAACGGCAAGTCTCTTCAGTTCATCTACACCGGTCGTACCACGGCTGAGTACCACACCCCAGGCAACGCAATCCTCGGTAACACCGACGGTGCGCCTCCGGTGGCCGATAAGACCATCACGGTCGATGACCTGCTGATCAGCTCCGCTTTCGTGTATGAGCTGGATGAGACCCTTGCTCATTACGAGCTGCGTGGTGAGATCTCTAAGAAGATCGGCTATGCACTCGCTGAGAAGTATGACCGTCTGATCTTCCGTGCTATCACTCGCGGTGCTCGTGCTGCTTCACCGATCACCAAGGCTAACTTCCTTGAGCCCGGTGGCACCCAGATCCGTGTCGGTTCTACCACCAACGAATCTGATGCGTTCAACGCTCAGAACCTGGTGGCCGCCTTCTACGACGCCGCTGCTGCGATGGACGAAAAGGGCATCAGCCAAGACGGACGTGTGGGTGTTCTTAACCCTCGCCAATACTATGCACTGATCCAAGAGGTCGGTGACAACGGTCTGGTGAACCGCGATGTACAGGGTGACTCCCGTCAGCGCGGACAAGGCATTGTCGAGATCGCTGGTATCAAGATCTACAAGTCCATGAACATTCCGTTCCTGGGCAAGTACGGTACGAAGTACGGCGGCACCACTGGTGAGACCGATCCTGGTAACACCGGTAGCTTCATTGCTCCTACTCCTGAAAACGCCTCCGGCGCTACCGCTGGCATCAACAACGACTATGGTACTAACGCCGAATTGGGCGCTAAGTCCTGTGGTCTTATCTTCCAGAAGGAAGCCGCTGGCGTTGTCGAAACCATTGGACCCCAGGTCCAGGTGACCTCGGGCGACGTGTCTGTGGTTTATCAGGGTGACGTGATCCTTGGCCGTCTGGCTATGGGCGCTGATTACCTGAACCCTGCTGCAGCCGTTGAGCTGCACGTGGGCGCTACTGCACCTTCCGCTTTCTGATATTTATCTTTTACAAGGGTTCCTTCGGGAGCCCTTTTTTTTAACTATGGCTACTCCTACTACTATTGATCTCGATACCGAACTATCCGCAGTAAATTCAATCTTGGGGAGTATCGGTCAGTCTCCAGTTACTAACCTCAATTTCACTAACCCAGAGATTGAGTTTATCTACAACCTCCTTAAAGAAAGCAACGTCGAAGTGCAAAGTGAAGGTTGGGTTTACAACCGTGAAGATCACTACCCATTCACACCTGACAACAACAAACACATTTTGATTCCTAGCAACGTCCTACGTATGGATGTTTGTGAGGAAGAAGTTTATCGAACTACTGATGTCGTCAAACGTGACGGCAAGTTGTACAACAAAGTTGAACATACATTCGAGTTTGAAGAACCGCTGGACATGAATGTCGTTTGGTTGTTCCCGTTCGAGGACCTTCCTCAACCTTTCAAACGTCTGATCGTCGCCAAAGCTTCTGTTCGTGCTGCTACTCAACTTGTGTCTAACCCGACTCTTGTCCAACTCTTAGGGCAACAGGAAGCTTATTGCCGTGCAATCGTCACTGAGTACGAATGTAACCAGGGCGATCACAACTTCCTTGGTATGGGTCAGGGACAAAGTTACCGCTCTTATGAACCCTTCCGTGGATTGCGTCGCTGATGCCAAGTATTACTCAAACTATTCCTAATTTTTTTGGTGGCATCTCTAAGGTGCCTGACAGCCAGATGGGTCGGGGTCAAGTCAAAGATGCAGTGAACTGTATCCCCGACCTAAACAAGGGGCTGTATAAACGTCCTGGAGCCAAGCGTGTAGGTACGTCCGTTCTAGCTAACGCAACGTCTACAGGTGTTTGGTTCCATTACTACAGAGATGAAACCGAAGGTAGCTATATCGGTCAGGTACAGACCAACGGTGCAGTGAACATGTGGGATGCCGAAACTGGCAATGCCATTACTGTTTCCTACGAAACTGGTCAGCAATCAAACCTTCAAAACTACCTGTCCAGTGGAACGATAGGTCCTGAGACATTGCAGTTTACGACTATCAATGACAGCACCTTTGTTGTCAATAGGAACGTGACTGCTGCTATGGAAGCTACGTCTGTTTCCAAGTCTGCTGAAAGACCCCATACATACTCAGCTTTTGTTGAATTAAAGGTTGTACAAAACGGTCGTCAGTACGGACTCAACGTTCACGACCCTACTTCCAACGCTACTACTGCAATCACCACTGCTACACAGATTGCTGCAAACCCAACAGGTGCTGGCTTTGGATCTTTTCCCGGATCTACAGGTCATTGCCCTCATACAGGTACAAAGCTGTTTACATTAAACAGTGGAACTACTAAGAAAAATCTTGTATTCCGTATTACAACTACTGGACAGCAGGGCCGAGTGCCTAGTTCTAATGATGACGATCCCGAAGCAGCTGACTTCACTTGCTCTTATTCACACCGTGTGGATCTTTTCCATGGTGGAGAGGGCTGGACTGTCGGCAGTGCAGGTACTGTCACAATGGAAGGAGCAAGCTATCCTATTGTTATTGAAAAAGTAGAAACAGTTAATGTACGTGCATCTATCAAAGCTGTACGTCCAGTGCCTACTGCTTTTGATCAACAAACAAATGTCACACCTGATACGATTCTAGGTGGCATACAGGGTGAGCTGGCTGGTCTTACTGGTATCAACGTTGACGTTATCGGTAATGGACTTTACATTTACAGCGATACAGTCAACTTTACTGTCGAGGCACAAAACAGTGACTTGATGACAGTCATTACTGACACTGTTAATGATGTAACAGGGCTACCTTTCCAATGTAAACACGGGTACATCGTGAAAGTATCTAATAGCAGTAGTGCTGACGACGATTACTATCTGCGTTTTGAAGGCAATGGTGGTGGTTCTGGTCCTGGATCATGGGTTGAGTGTGCTGAACCTGGCATTGCTAACGCCATAAATCCTTTAACCGTACCTCCTGTTATTCAACGTCAAGCCAACGGTCAGTTTATTGTCAAGCGTTTTACTTATTCGACACGTGACGTTGGTGATGATAATACGAATCCAGTGCCTAGCTTCATTGGCAAAACAATCAACAAGGTTTTGTTTTTCCGAAACCGTCTTGGATTTTTAAGTGATGAAAATGTCATTCTATCCCAACCAGGTGACCTGGGGAACTTCTTTGTCAACACTGCTCTCACAGTTTCAGGCACTGACCCCATCGACATTAGTTGTTCTTCTAAGTATCCTGCTATCCTGTTTGATGCTCTTGAAATAAACACTGGTCTCATTGTATTTGCAGAGAACCAACAGTTTCTGCTTGCCACTGATTCGGATATTCTTAACCCAGATACAGCACGTTTAAGCAGCATTAGTACGTATAACTACAACACCGCTGTACCACCATTTTCATTGGGAACTATTGCTGGTTTCTTGGACAATGCAGGTGCTCATACTCGTTTTTTTGTCATGTCAAATGTGGCACGTGAAGGCGAGCCTAATGTGAACGAGCTAAGCAAAGTTGTATCTACTGCTCTCAGTAAAGATATTGACTTACTTGCTGACTCACGTGAAAACACCACCATTTTCTTTGGCAAAAAGAACAGTGATGAGGTGTTTGGTTACAAGTACTTTAATGTGTCTGATAAGCAGCTTCAATCATCTTGGTTCCGTTGGAAACATACACGACCACTTGCTTATCATTGTTGTGTAAATGACACGTATATTTTTGTCGATGATCAATTTTTCCTGCAAAGGATCAATTTCCTCAGAGATGATGATACCACATTTACTGAAAACAATAACGAATATATTCTCCATTTAGATAACTATGTGGAGATGACAGGTGGTACTTTCAATAGTACTACTAGACAAACCACCTTTACTTTGCCTTGGCTGGCTAACATTACAGATAAGTCTGTAGATCTTGTAGCTGTAAAACCAGGCGTTGATGGTCTGATTGTTTTGAACGTTGATGTTCCGACTAGCGGTAACAATGTCACTGTACCTGGCAACGAACCAACTCTGACATTTGGGTATAACTACACCATGCAGGTTGACCTTCCTAGGTTCTTTGTTCAAAAAGTCGCTGGTGAAAGAACAGTCAATGAAGAACGTGGCAGCCTCGTTGTTCACAGGGTAAAACCTTCCTTTGGTCGGTTAGGTCAGTACCAATCAGTTGTGTCTAGAACTGGCAAGGCTGATTATGTTGATGACTTCACGTCAAGTACATATAACCAATACTTTGTAGCTGACGTACAAGTCGAAGACGAGCATACTGGAACAATTCCTGTTTACGAAAAAAACAATAACTTTAACTTATCAATCAAATCAACTTCGCCTCTTCCGGCAACACTTATTTCTTTGACTTGGGAGGGTGATTACTCTCCCAAATACTACAAGAATGTCTAAGTACATTTATCCACTCACTAAAGAGGTCGCTATGGAAGTGGCCTCTAATTTACGCCCTGACGACTATAGGGAGGTTACTGAGGGGCATGGTCACAACCCCTTCTATAGCCTCCTTACAGGAGCTTCTGTGGGCTACTCAGGAGCTTGGTTGACACCCGACAACAAGTGGGGTGCCGCCTTTGGTATAGGTCCCGAGAACGGGATCTGGATGTTATGCA